CGCTACCCTATACCCCCGTATGGCTCATGCCCCCCCTAAGTATAGCCTTCCTATCCCTTCGTATAGCCGACATACTCTTTATTATTAGCTAACTACCTGTTATTACTAGCGTATATATACAATAAGACATTGCCCCTATCCATTAGTATAGACCAAAGCTATACCAATTTGTGATCACATATCCGTTCGTAGTAGTGAAGCACCCCTTTCGGATAACTCATTATATATAGACACCACCCCCCTAATCTTATGGTCACATCACCTATCCTTTGGGATACACTGGCTATCCATTAGTATAATCCTATACCAAATAGTTTAGAACCTATACCTCTGGATAGTTGACGGGATAATAAGTATAGCAGACCTATCCCTCACCTATACTAGACCCCGATTTTAAGCCCGTACAGCGTCGAAACCTGTTTTTGGTCGCTACCCTACCTAAAAAACCTTTCCCCCTATTTGTTCCGTCTTGTCCAAATCTTTTCTAATGAAATCAATGACTTATCTAGGTAAGCACTACTGACCTAAAAAAATAGCAGAGAACAAACAGTAAACAAACACTGGACAATTTAGAACATTCTTGGAACATTCTATACTTTATTTCTCTTGACTGAGAACATTTATATCCGTTTGGAAAACTCGACTCCAACTAGATACTAAATAGCACTTGACTATCCTTTGGTATATACTCTTTTTTATATTTTACCAAACGGTCAAAAATTGTTTTGGTTTTCAGAGTCGGATTTTCTCGCGCGAGCTATTATTAAAAAAATAAGCACCTATCCTTTAGTATAGGAAACCTATCCGTCATAGTCATTGACATTCATTTGGATATATGAGCACTCTATAGGCCAAGAAATCGCCCAAAACAGCCAGACGGTCGGCGCTCAGTTGACTAGGCTAAAGTAGGGGTAACCGATCAACGCTATTTGACATTGCTAGAAATTGACTGGGGTTAGACCTAGGGCTTGACAATCCCGATAATGGTTTACGCAAGATGTAAGTATTGCGCCTAGTCGAAAAAATACTGAACGGGGTTTATGACCTGCATTTCCCCTAGCGTGACAACCCTATTGAGTAGGGCGGCGCAAATAATGACAGAAAATCCGATACAAAAAATTAGCCGTTTGTGACTAGCCTCAACGTGCCAACATATAGTTGGAGTTTTGAGAGTGCCTTTACAGCTTAGGCCAGTGATCAGCAAACGCAATAGGATACCCGCGAAAATTGCTCAAAATATGCGATAGCGTTTTGAGACCGTAACAATTAGGGTTGCATGTTGCCAGCATGTACAACACATTAATCCTAGTGTGTTGTATTAACTGGCAATTTATGACATATGAGAGGAAAAAATCATGTCAAATAATGTAGCAAATTGGGCAAGTAATGTACGCGGCGCAGAGTATAATTTTCTGCCAACTGTTGTGCGGGCTTTTGAGCAATTCAATAACGGCAACACTACAGAGATTGCAAAATTGCTTTGCATCACCAACGGTCGCAAATCTGGTATCATCAAAGTAATAGAGGGCGACCGCTTGCAATATGCCGCACCTTTAAAGCGTATCATGGCTAAGGTTTTTGAAGGTGTGGAATGGAAATTTAACTCCAAAAATAAATCTGGTGTGGTGTTCAAAATGTCAGATAATGGCGGCGCTAATACTGACCAGATCGAGGGCTTGCGTGTTCTTGGCAAGGTTCGCATAAATTCGGATGTTTTCAAGAAAGCGTTTCCCGTGGTCAAGAAAGAGACCGAACCAAAAACACCAGAGCAAATTCGCGAACAGTTTTGGAACTACATGGAAAAGTTTTCAAAGGATACTGGCACGCCTATGGCACAAGTGAAAGCGATTGCATCTGCAAAGCAAGCCGCATAATCAAAGCGAATGACAAATGAAGATTGGATAAGCACCCTATGTTGACGCATGGGGTGTTTTCCTATGTCCATTTAACAGAAAGGAAAAGTGAATGAAGGAATATAAAATCAATATGGTCAAGCGTAGCCATATGAAGAAGCCATATTACCTATTGGATGGGTGGTATGAGTGTGAGTATGGGGTGCAATTTGTGCATTATATAGGCGGATCACTGGAAGATTGTGTTCGTCAAACCTTGCGTGAGCATCCCGAATTTGGTGATACCGATCTAGAAGTACCGATCTAGAAGTAGATGGTGGGTATCTTGCTGCGGATTATGATGTGTCTAAAGCTGCATGTCAGATGGCGCAATGGTTGAAACAGGAAGGGTATTGAAGATGGGTATTTGGATACTGGAAACTTCCACAAATTGGGATGAAGGGTCATACATACTTGGGGTCTATAAAAATCCCTCAATCTTTGTCGAAGAAAATGATGATCTGTTTTGGGTCGAAGATGATAACGATACTTGGTGGGGTCACAAGTGTGGGAATGTTGCCAAGGAACATAAGGAATGGTTGGGCTATTCATTGGAGAAAATCCAAGAGCTAGGTTGGGCTATTCATTGGAGAAAATCCAAGAGCTAAGAGAAAGTGATGGCTATTCCTTTGATGTAGAAACTCGTTGGGATTCCTTCCAATACTTTGCTTGTAAGTGGAACGTGCAATGAAAGTCTTGATGTTGAAGTGTTCGTCACGATGGGATGAAGGCTATGGGGTGGTAGGTATCTACAGTACCCTAGACAGTGCTGAGATAGGTATGCTAGATCACTCTGCAAAATATAGCTTTTATTCGACCCTCAGTTCATGGTCAGTGGATGATGGGAAAACTGTTTATGTTTATGTGGATGAGGAAGATGCACAAGAACATGAGCTTGAACTGGTGAATGATCCAAACTTTAAACCTGATTGGTTGGATACTGTTCGCTATCAAATTGTTAGAGTGGAGGTAATCGAATGATACAGTACAACAAAGAAGCGTACCCGAACCATACACCTGAGATGTTTAGGGATATGGTGGGTCTAGTTGGCAGATGGCTAGAGGAATACAGCAGGAACAGTCTGGGTAATATGCTAAAAGTGATGCTTGCCGATGAGGAAAGAGAAATTGCAGAGCTGCTAGGTTTTATCGCTGAGGAATCAGAAGAAGAAGAAGAAAGTCTTGTGGACTTCATGCGTGACAAGTATGGATGGGGTCTGTTCGAGATGAAGGGCGGCAGTGTATCTGACAGTGGGGTGTACAAGTACCCAGAAGATCCTGACCTGCACTGGATAGCTAAGGTAGATACAAGTAAGGATGATTCAAAGGTTGAGTACTCTTACATCTATCCCTATGCTATCGTAGCCTTGTCAACTGAGGATGGGTACTTCGTGACAAGGATGGACTAAACTTTACCTGACAGTACATCTTGCGGTGGGGTGTACTGTGGGGTAGTGTTTCACTACTGTATTCCATGAATGAAAGGACAAAATCATGGCTAGTAAAAAATATTCTGACGCAATGTGTCTCGCAGTGGTAAAGTATCTGGAAAACCACACTCAGAAAGAGGCATCTGCAAACTTTGGTATTCCGATGAGTACTGTACCTCATCTTGCGTCAAGAGTTGGGTATGTTCCTAACACTTATCCAAAGTATGTACTGTCATTCAAGCATGAGGTGTGCCAGTACTATGAGCATCACACAGGTAATGAGGTTACCGAAAAGTATGGTGTGCGTGCACCTGTTGTGTGTGGGTGGCGTAAAGACTTGGGCTATCGCAACAAGCATCGTGGTTTCAATATGATAACGGCTCAGGTCACACCCAAGGCAGTGAATAGAAACTATCGCATGGTCAAGAATGAGAATGGTGACTTGAAGGCACTGCTCATGGACTTGCGTGGTCAGATTGAGGATCTCAAAGAGCAGAAACGTGAGCAGTCTCAGCGCATTGATACTTTTGTACAATCGGTGGGAAGACTGTTGCAGTAACATAACTTCACCCTGATCTAGTATTGGGGTGAGCAACCTTAACGAAAGGAGTAACACATGGCTTATGATTTTATGCCAGTGAATGAACAGCACATACCCTTGGAGATAAAGAGTGCGATCACTATGCACAAACCTTATCGCCCCATGAATGGTAACTTTAATGCAGGTACTATCAAACTGGACAACGGTAGTGAGTACTTCATTCAACCTGATGTACGTACCAATGGCTTCATTGCCAAGCGTGTGTACGAGACTGATGAGGATGAGAACGATTTGGTCTTGCGTGGTTGGGGTAAGTACAACGAGTACGATCATTGGTTTCGTCAGGATGAACGTCTGTTCAACTGGCTTGACCATCAGTTTCGATACGAGTTAGAAATTGAGATAGATAACCTCAAGTGGATGTATAGGCTTCGTGCTTTTCAACCCATGCGGTCAAAGATTGCATCAGGTAAGGTAGCTGTATACCTTACTCAGCAACAACGTGATGATGACAGGCAGGTTGCCATGCGTCCAGGACGTGCGTTCTCTGCCATGTTCCCTGAGCTTCCACATAAGAACATTATATCTCTTGTTGATAAGTTCTTGCAGGAGTTTGCAGAGCGGGATTTCAACCTTCATGTATCACAGGAGGCGGATGCATTTACACTTGCTTACTCAGGGAGACAATCACCTGCAGAGAATATCCACACTTCTTGTAATAGAAAGCACAGTTCACACAGTTGTATGCGGTATGACTTCGATGACCTACCAGTTCATCCAGTTACAGCGTATGCAAGTGGTGACTTTGAAGTTATCTATGCAACTGACCAGAATGGAGACATCGCTGCACGTTGTGTGGTCTATCTCAACGAGGGGGAAACTCCCAGTGCAGGGCCGATCTATGGTGTATCAGAGCAAGCACTTGACTTCATCCACAATCATATGATAGGTAAGGGTTACTCCCTTAGTGCAGATTGGGAAGGTGCTAGGCTCAAGCGTATCCCCTACGGAGATGGTGAGGGTTTCATTGCACCCTACCTTGACCCCTGTCCGCAGAAACTCTATGACAATGGTACTCACCTAGTAGTCTCTCGTGATGGTGAGGTAGATGCCAGTACATACAGGGGTGTTCTTAATGATTACGAATACCGCTGTTGTGAGTGTGGTGAAGGTTTGTGCGAGGATGACTACTATTACTCGGAGTGTACTGACAACCACTACTGCGAGAGTTGCCACAACGATACCCACTTCTACTGTGAGTATGAAGGTCAGTCGTACCATGAGAGTGAAGCTACGGATGCGTACTACCTGTACAATGGTTCTGTCAGGTGTGAGAGAGTATCCAGAATTGCTGTTGAGTATAGGGATGAGTTTGTTTACTGCTCCTCTGATGATGAGTACTGGAAAGAAGAGGATACATTCTGGTGTGAGTATGATGGAGAGCATATTGATCCCAAGACCTATGACAGACACTACTTTCGGTCAGAGTGGGACTGTGAAGTGTACCCCAATAACCTTATGTGTACCACTGAGGATGGTGAGGTTGTCTCTACAGAAGAGATTGATGACGATCTTTGGCATTGTGTTAAAGGTGTGTGGTACAAAAATGACAAAGATACTTCTTGCAGAAAGGAAAATAAATAATGTATAGCCTAATAGAAATGCTGCGTTACAAAAGACCTGAGGGTACACAGACGCAGCGAGAATTTTGTGAACGGTTTCTGGAACCTACCTTTGGTGTGCCAGATATCCACGGTAACTATATCCTCAAGGTGGGTGACAAGCCTAACCTGTGCTTTGCTGCACACCATGACACAGTGCATAACTCTGAGGGTATGCAACAGTTGATTGTGATGAATGAGGTTGTGTCTGTAGCAGACCCTAAGACTTCCAACTGTCTTGGTGCAGACTGTACAACTGGTGTGTACATCCTGTTGTGTATGATTGAACATGGTATTGAGGGTGTCTATGTTGTCCATGCAGCAGAGGAGATTGGTTGCAGGGGTAGTGCTGCTCTTGTGTTCGATGACCCTGATTGGTTGCAACAGATCGACTCAGTGATATCCTTCGACAGGTACGGTGACAAGTCTATTGTTACACACCAGATGGGATTGCGTACTTGCTCCGATGCCTTTGCTAAATCTTTCTCGGATGCCCTTGGACTTCCACAACTTAAGGGAGACGATGGTGGTTCATACACTGACAGCAATGAGTACTCTTATACAATCTCTGAGTGTACCAATATCAGTGTGGGTTACTACGGTCAGCACACTAAGAACGAGACGCAAGACCTTGAATACCTTGACCTTTTAGTGACTGCACTACTTGCTGCTGACTGGTCTAAGCTAGTGTTTACCCGTGATCCATCGGTCATTGATAGCTCTTGGTCATACCCGTATAAGACGAAGGTTACTTCTGGATCTTGGAGTTATGATAATAAAGACAAGGATGATCTGCTCGATATCATCTGTAACTATCCAGAAGAAGTAGCAGAGTTGCTTCAGACTTATGGGTTCACATCGTACAGCTTGATGGAAGAGTGCCAGATTGAGGACGCTAGTCAGTACAATAGTTACCTTGATAACTATGCTAACAGGGTGTGGAACAAGAGGTTCATGTGACAATTTAGCACAGGTACTTGACATCTGTGTGTATATAGTATAACTAATACTTAAGTATACTAAAGTAATTATTATTTCTAAGATAATAAACTACTTAAGTATACATAAGTAGGAGGTTTTATGAGACTTAGAACAGCAACAGAAAGATACTTGAACAGTAGACAGTTTGCATCACTCGCAGCTTCTTCACAAAAGGGCTACGAAAATAAGATGCATTCGTTCTGCTCAATGCCTATCATGGGTAGGATACTCGGTAATATCAGCATTAAGAATATCAATGTCGTTATGTGTACTGAGATGTATGATATCTGGGAGCTAGAAACTTCAACCTCTAACGCCAACCACTGCGCTCGTATCTTTTCGGTACTCATGAACTACCTAGTGTCGTTGGACTACATACCGTACAACCCAATGGCACGAGTAAAGAAACGTAGCAGCACTCCACGATCTGTCGTCTGGACACACAGTCAAGTCATGTCGTTCTTAGATGTAGCCTTCACAAAGTTTGAGTGGAGAAACATTGGACTGATTGTGCTGATGTGTTATGAGTGGGGTCAACGTCCAATTGACATACGTAATTTGTTATGGGAAGATGTTGACCTTGAGAACAAGCAGGTAACAATAACTCAAACCAAGCGTGGTGCTACAGTGGAACTACCTATCCCTGATAATCTGTACGAGATGCTAGTGCAACAGGAACAGGACTGGAGTTTCCAACCATTTGTAGTACCCCATCACAGGCCACAGGGTACAGTCTACAGACCGATGACAGTTATTCAGATGACCCATGCACTCAGAGAAGTTAAGGCTATTGCAGGGCTACCTGATGAACTACAGGTGGGTGACTTACGTAAGACTGCTATTGTTCAGATGATTGAGAGTGAGGTAGACCACCTTGCAATTCAATCTGTGACAGGGCATAAGAATGTGAGTAGCCTTAACCCATACAACAAGTTCAGTTTAAAAGCAGCTAAGTCTGCACTAGAAAGGAGAGAAAGAGAATGAGAATGATACCCCCTGAATCTTTTAGGAGATGGGCAAGCATCTTTAGAGAGGGTGGTCTGTATGATGACTATGCAGATGAGTTAGCAGACCTCTTGGATTTTCTGGCAGACAACGCAGAATTTAATTTAGCTCTTGAGGAAGCAAGGAGCAAGTGGACAAATGAAAGGTTACATTAAGAACCCTATGGCAAAAGACTTGAGGCAACCTAAGTATAAACCTCAAGCTATACCGAACAAAAAGAAACCGTTGACAACCCGTAAGCAAAAGCATAAAGGAGATAAAGATGAAGCTAACTAGGACAAGCCCTTTGTCAGGTAAGAAGAACACCCTAGACATTGACGTGACTAGAGAACAGATTACTGATTGGGAAAGGGGGTCACTGATACAAGATGCAATGCCAAACTTGACACCAGATGAGATGGAGTTTATAAAGACAGGTATCACCAGTGAAGAGTGGAATGAACTCTTTGGTGATGCAGAAGAAGATTTTTAGGAGTTGACAGATGGAATACTTCACAGTAATGATACTGACATACACCCTTGCAGGTGAACCACTTCAGTCTAAGATACTTTATACTAGCCATGAAAGATGTAGTGATGCCCTCACGCCTATTCACGACACCCTATACCCAATGGATCGTGGGGCAATGGCTCAGTGTAATCAGAGTAATATTATTTCAAAGTCTATCAGACCTAAAGCGAGGCCAACAAAATGATTACAGCAACATACATAGACCACATGGGCAGTGACCTGTCTGTTGTAAACGCAGCTAGGGTCAGCTTTGGTAAGCAGAGTGAATGGGATTGGGCAGAGGTAGACGGAGAGGGTAACTTAGATGTACTAGAGCAGCGACTATCTGACCATGATACCAAGCTGATCCGTTACTTAGCCAAGCACAAACATATGTCACCCTTCGGTCATGCCTTTGCTACCTTCCATGTCAAAGCACCAATGTTTGTAGCACGACAGCTAGTCAAGCACAAGTTCCTACGATGGAATGAGATTAGTCGTAGGTATGTAGATGATGAGCCTGAGTTTTATGTACCTGATGTGTGGCGTGGTAAGTCTAAGGATAAGAAGCAGGGTAGTGAGGGAACTATCCCCCTTGAATATATAGATGCTTATAATCTCAAGCACATAAAAGATTACTGGAACGAAACTGTTGGTCCTGAAGCGGGAATAGAGTACAAAGAAGGTGAGCATGTACCCGAATTTTCTGTGGCTCAAGAAGTTGATTACCTGCACACAGAAGAAGTGCTTTCAACTTACAGGAGTTTACTAGAAGTTGGTGTCTGCCCAGAACAGGCACGTATGGTACTGCCACAGTCTACAATGACCGAATGGTACTGGTCAGGATCACTGGATGCCTTCTCTGCTGGATGCCTTCTCTGATATGTGCCTACTGCGTTGTGCCAGTGACACTCAAGCTGAGACACAAGAGGTTGCTAATCAGATCAGTGTTAAGATGCATGAGCTATTTCCTGTGTCATGGATGGCACTAGCTAAAGGGAGAGTGAATGATGAGTGAAGTAAAAATAACAGAGATCGAAGAGCATGAAGATGGTTCAGCTACACTACAAGTCGAGTGTGACCCAGAGACTTTCATGGCTATCTTTAACGTGGGCTTTGTATCCCTAGTCAAAGCTGGTCTAGAGACAGAACTAGATAGGAGTGATACACATGATGCCAACATTTGAAGTAACTAGGCAGGGTAATAAGCTTTGGTTTGTATGCCCTACCTGCAGCAAGAAAAATACCCACGGTGGATCAGGGGGTCATAGAATATCTCACTGCGATTGTTGGCCCAAAGGTTATATTTTAGAGGAGGTTCTTGAAGATGCCCTATGTAGTAGAGATTGAGATTGAACTAGGTGAGTTTACTTATGTCCGTAAGGAGAACCCTTGGACAGAAGACCATAAGGTGTGGGTGTTCAATAATCTGGACGAAGCAGAAGAGGAAGCTAAACGTTGGAACTCAGGTAAGGTAGTACCTTACATCAGACCAATGACAAAAGAGGAAAGACAACGAGGAAAGGATAAGAATGGCTGAAGGAGATACACCCCACTTGGCATGTCCCTTTGAGGACTGTGGTTCAAGTGATGCGTTTAATTGGAATGATGAGGGGTATGGGTTTTGTCACAGTTGCGGCAACTCCTACCCTAGTTCCGAGCCTACATTTGATTGGGTTAAAGATCAATATCCAGTAAAGGAAAGGATAAACATAATGGACATACCTGTTAAGTCTGGTACTTACGAAGGTATCAGGGGTATCAAGCCTGACGTATGCCAGTTGTATGGTATACAGATACAGCTTGGCGAGAATGGTGAGCCTATACGCTACGCCTACAAGTACCCACACACAACCAAGTACAGGGCTTTCAATGATAAGTCTAAGACTTGGGTCAAGGACACTGGACTAGGGATGACCCACCTGTTTGGGCCTGAGTTCAATGCAGGTACAAGTAAACGACTGTACCTTACCGAGGGTGAGTTTGATGCAGCAAGTCTGTATGAAATCCTTGGTGAGAAATTTCCTGTCAAGTCTTTGCCTAGTGCATCTATTGGTGAGAAGTTCCTGCAAAAGAACTACGAGTATCTTAACTCTTTCGAGAACGTTATCTATGCAGGGGAGTTAGATACAGCAGGTAAAGCTGCAGCAGATAAGATCTACTCTACCATACCTGACAAGTTCTTCTATGTACCTATGTCTAAGCACAAGGATGCCAATGACTTCCTGACTGCAGGTGATGGTAAGGACTTGATGTGGGCAGCTATGAAGCCTCAGAAGTATTCCCCTGACAACTTCTTCATCTCAGATCAGGATGTGGAAGCAGCTATCCGTAATGAAAACCCCTACGAGTATACCCCAACAGGTCACTCAGGTCTTGATGATAAGATCAGGGGCATGGTTAAGGGTGGAGTGACGTTCATCAAAGCGCCAAGGGGTACAGGTAAGACTGAGGTAATCAGATACTTTGAGACTGGTTTGCTTCGTGATCCTGAGACAAAGATTGCATTGCTTCATATGGAAGAGATGAAGTCTACTACCTATAGGGCTATGGCAACCTACCACCTTGGTTGTAATGTCCGTACAGATGATGATGCTCGTGCCAACAATGTCTCTATCGAAGAGGTAATCAAAGCAGGTCAGATAGCAGCAGACACAGAGAACAATCGTACCATTGTGTTTGAGATGCGTTCACATGATGACCCTCTCAAGCTGCTAGACCACACACGTACTGCTGCCACTGTATTCGGTGCAGACTATGTGTTTGTCGATCACGTACAACGGTTGGCTTACTTGTCTAACTCTGGTGTTGATGGCGCTACCAGTACCCTCACCACTTTAGGTTCACGGATGGCTCAGTTATCAAAGGAGCTGAACATTGGTGTGATCTTTATATCACAGGTCAACGATGATGGTAGGACAAAGTATGCTGCATCACTTGAAGAGGAAGCAATTATATGTGTAAAGATTGAACGTGATGTTGAATCAGAAGATGAGATTCTTCAGAACACTACCAACTTTATTGTGGATAAGAATCGTCCATTTGCTAAGTTGGGTCACGCAGGGTCAGTATATTACGATCCTGATACAACTATCTTAACGGAAGATGTTCCGTATGTACAAGGAGATATGGCTGCATGATTGTATTTGATGTAGAAGCTGACAACCTGTTGGATGATGCTACTAAAATACACTGTCTGTCTTACACATCTGATGGTACTAATTACGACACTCTGTATGACTATAGCGACATGCGTGATCTGATCCTAAATCAAAAGGGTTTGGTTGGGCATAACATTGTGAGGTATGATGTGCCATTGCTTGAGAAGATCCTTGGTATCAAGGTGAAAGCTCAGTTGTTTGATACCCTACCTATGTCTTGGGTACTAAACTTTAGCAGGTCTCGTCACGACCTAGACTCTTTTGGTGAGGACTTTGGTATTCCTAAACCTAAGATTGATGATTGGGTAAACCTTGCACCAGAGGTGTATGCTCATCGTTGTGTAGAAGATGTCAAGATTAGTTGGAAGTTATGGAAAAACTTGCTTGCTCGATTTATGTTTATCTATAAAGACAAGGGTCAGTTGAACAAGTTCTTTCGTTACCTTGAGTTTAAGATGGACTGTGCTAAAGAAGCAGAGTTGCAATGTTGGAAGCTTGATGTGCCTAAGGCAGAGCAGTTACTAGTTCACCTTACTGAGCTAGAGAACAAGAAGGTTGCAGAGTTAGTGGCTGTGATGCCCATGCGTAAGCTGATGTCTATCAAGACTAAACCAAAGAACATGCTCAAAAAAGATGGATCACTATCTGCACATGGTAATCGTTGGCATAAACTTTGTGAGGACAATGACTACCCACTAACTTATGATGGAGAAATACCTGTAGTCAAGGGTGTCGAAGAGTCTAACCCCAAGTCTCCTGACCAAGTTAAGGATTGGCTGAAGTCTCTTGGTTGGCAACCCTGTACTTTTGATGATGGTACTAATGGGCCTGTACCACAGGTGCGTAACAGCAATCGTGAACTTACCCCATCTGTAAAACTCCTTATACCTGACAATCCACAAGTAGGTGTACTTGATGGTATGACTGTACTTCAGCATAGGAGAGGTATCGTTAAACGTTTTCTTTCATCTGAACGTGATGGGTACGTTAGGGCAGAAATCTCTGGACTTACAAATACTCTTCGCTTCAGACACAAGAGACCCCTGGTTAATCTTCCTGGGATAGATAAGCCTTGGGGTAAAGAAATACGTGGCTGTTTGATTGCACCTGACGGACATCTTTTATGTGGTGCTGACATGACATCACTTGAAGATACTACTAAGCGTCACTATATGTATCCGTATGATCCAGACTATGTTGCAGAGATGTCACAGGATGGGTTTGATCCACATTTAGACTTGGCAAAACATGCAGGGTCTGTTACTCAAAATCAAATTGATAGGTATAATAATGGAGAGTTACCTGAGTTGAAAGATCTACGCAAAAACTACAAGGTGGTAAACTACTCAGCCACTTATGGTGTTGGTGCAGCTAAGTTATCAAGGACAACTGGCATGACAATACAGAATGCACAAAAGCTTATTGATGCCTATTGGAAACGTAACTGGTCTGTTCAGAAGTTTGTCAGTGACCAGACTGTACGCCGTATCAATGATGAGATGTGGGTACAGAATCCTGTCAGTAAGTTCTGGCATAGCTTGAGGTTTGAGAAGGATGCTTTCTCTACTATCAATCAAAGTACTGGAGCCTATTGCTTTGACAGGTGGGTTGCACTATATAGATCAAAGAGGTCTAATATAGTTGGCCAGTTTCACGACGAGAGTATTAACGTAATCAGAAAAGGAGAAGAGAGTGTTCACACATCAGTTCTACAATGGGCTATAGAAAAACTTAACGAACAGTTGAAATTAAATGTTGACTTAGGTATTGACGTACAGTATGGTCAAACCTATGCAGATGTGCACTAAACAAAGGAGGTAGCAATGGCTACACGAATAGTAAAAGTAACTGGTATTGCAGAGTGGGCGAAAGTTTTTGAACAGAACCGTGACCTCACTGGATGGAAACCAACACCCCAAGCAAGGGGTAACTATGAAGATTTTGATGGGGCATGTACGATCAACCTCATCTTAGACGATGTTGAACTTGGTAAGCTGCAGTCCGCAGGTATGATTACCGCAACATCACGAAGACAACCTAAGCCCGATCCTGAGGGACGTGGGCTGATTGTCAAGTTTGATCGTAAGTTTAATACTGGAAAGGATTGGAGCAGTGGTGCACCTAGTGTTACAAACCCTGCTGGTGATACTTGGGATTACGATAGCGATGGTTCCATTGGCAATGGGTCTACTGTAGAGTTGACCGTAGCTGTCTATGATATACCCAGATATGATAGCGTAGGTTCACGCCTTGAAGCTGTTCACGTTTTGGATCACGTCCAGTATATTCAACCTCAGGACGATGGAGGCTCCCCCCCTTCTACAAAGAAGCCTGAGTCAGCACCTACAGAAGAAGCAGTATTGTTCTAAGGTGTAACTATGGGGTGGGGGTTTTGTCCTTTCTCCTCACCCCAATTTTATTAGGAGTTGATATGTCTAAAATAGGAACTCTTGTAGGAGATATCTACAGAGTGATACAAGGAGAAGGTGGTTGGAATAAAACTATCAGTACTGGTATGGCTATGGCTGTAGCTAGTTCTGCAAACAACCGATTCTCTAAGCCCCAAAAAGCTAGGGGGTATCTGTCGTTATCTTCTATCGGTACACCCTGCAAAAGAAAGCTGTGGTATAGGATAAATTCAACTGGAGAAGGAGAGCCACTACAACCTAACACACTACTTAAGTTCTTTTACGGCGACATGATCGAAGAACTTATACTAAGTATGGCTGAGGCAGCAGGTCATGATGTACAAGGTCAGCAAGATAGGCTAAATGTACATGGTATCAAAGGTCATAGAGATGCAGTGATTGACGGTATGACTGTTGATGTAAAGTCCTGCAGCTCCTACGCATTTAAAAAGTTTAAGGACGGTAAGCTCAGGGAAGATGACCCCTTTGGTTACATATCTCAGCTAAGTTCTTATGTGTATGCAGGTAAGGATGACCCACTGGTTACAAACAAAACACATGGGGCTTTCCTTGCAATTGATAAACAGAATGGTCATGTATGTTTAGACGTGTATGACTTCACTGAGGAACTGAAGCACAAAGAGAAGGAGATGCAGGAGACTAAGGCTATGGTAGCTGGTGATATACCTGCTACACGTATCTCTCCAGTACCTCAATCTAAGACTAGCCCTAACATGAAGTTGTCAATGCAGTGTGGATATTGTGAATACAAAAAGTTGTGTTGGCCTAACTTACGTACCTTCTTGTATTCAAAAGGTCCAGAGTTTCTTGTGCATGTTGAGGTAGAACCCAAAGTACCAGAGGTTAAACATGACAAAGCAAGCTAAACAAAAAGGTAGGCTTGGTCAGCAAGAGATTAGAGACAGACTGTTGGAAACCTTTCCTGAGTTTGAACCTGATGACATCAAGTCTACTATCATGGGTGACAGTGGAGAAGACATTCAACTCTCACCTGCAGCTAGAAAAAAGATTCCGCTCTCCATTGAGGTAAAGAGACGGAAGGCAGAACTAAAAACTGTATACGGTTTTATCGAACAAGCATCTAGACATACACCACATGAACCTGTAGTATTCTTTAGATCAGACAGAAAACCTTGGGTGGTGATGATTGGAATAGATCACTACATGGAACTATTAAGGAGTTGGAATATTGGGAATAAAAGTATGGGCAGTAACTCAAGGCCCGACAGCAATTGAAGATTTACCTGAAGATGAGTTATCTCCAGAAGATTCTGGTTACTTTCTTGTTTGCAAGACCGAGATTGATGGAGAAATAGAAGAGGCTAACTTTTGGTTTGACGACTTTGAAGATGCCTACGAATGGAAGAAACACTTTGACAGAAGCATCGAACCCTTAGAGGTTGGAGAGATGTATAAGGAGCACATGACATGAGTAAAACAGCAGTCGTATTCACTTGCGCACACTCAGAACCCTCGATATCAAATGAAAGATTTGACTGGTTGGCAGATTTTTTGTATGACATCAGGCCTGATTATGTCGTAGACTTGGGGGATGGTGCAGACCTTAAGTCCCTCAATAGTTATGACACTCGGTATCCACAAGCTATTGTAGCTCAGAATTATGAGGCTGATATCAACCACTACAACGATAGTATGGAGAGACTAAGGCGTAAGTTCAGGTTGATGAAAAAGAAACGTCCTGCTTTCTTTGGCTTTGAGGGCAATCACGAGAACCGAATTAAGAGGGCTATTGCAAATGACCCTAGACTGGAGGGAGCTACTTACGGTATAAGCTTCTCTCACTTACAGACGGATGTATGGTTTGATGAGTATCACGAGTATAACAATTCAGCCCCCTCCATCGTTGATTATGATGGTGTATCATATGCTCATTACATTTCTAGCGGTAACTATGGTACAGCTATGTCTGGTCTACATCACGCTTATGGGCTTATCCAGAAACGCCACTGTTCTACTACTGTTGGCCACAGTCATAAGCGTAGTATGTTTTTTAAAGATGATGCTCACCCTAGTCCAACTATCGGCTTGGTCGCAGGTTGCTTCAAAGGGGGCCAAGAAGGTTGGGCAGGGCAAGCTAACAATGAATGGTGGAAGGGAGTCATTGTTAAAAGAAATATCCAAGGTGGGTATTATGAACCAGAGTTTGTCTCACTGGAGAGATTACGAGATGTCTATGGCAAGTGAAGAACTAATAAATAGTCTTAGAATAGGGGAGGGAAAGCTTGACTAATGCGAAAAAAACAGTATAACTTAAGTTTCCCCTACGAGGTAACTATAAACCTGCTAGTGGACAAAGATGCAAATTTCCTAGAGTTGTCTGGGGATAACTGCAATGTTGTAAAGGGTTTAATTGAGGATGCCCTTTACGACTTAGACGATGTAACAATAACTGGATGTGAGGTCATTCAACATGCTGACTAAAGAACAAATAGACTATTGGAATGTCCCTGATATGGGCTTTGACTTCTACCAAGAGGCTGCTTCTGATACTGCAATCTATAAGGTAGAACATCAGGTTATCTACCCTGCACTAGGCCTTGCTGCAGAGGCAGGTGAGGTAGCTAACAAAGTAAAGAAGATCTTACGTGATGGTAACTTTGACAGAGACGCCATTGCAGATGAGGTAGGTGACTGCCTGTGGTACATTGCTGCACTGTGCAGAGACCTTAACGTAAACATGGGAGAGGTTGCAAAGAATAACTTAGACAAACTTCAAGATCGAAAGAAACGTGGTACACTCAAAGGGAATGGGGACAAACGATGAGTAATTATTTACCAACAGACTATCAAGCCTTTATCCACACATCTCGTTATGCTAGGTGGTTGGATAAGGAAAACCGTAGAGAGTCTTGGCCAGAGACAGTTGAACGATACATGGATAATGTAGTACGACCTAAGCTAGGCAATGATTCTTTTGTGAACACTATAAGGGATGCTATCCTTGACCTAGAGGTAATGCCTTCCATGAGGGCAATGATGACCAGTGGTCCTGCCCTAGATAGAGATAACACCGCAGGTTATAACTGTAGTTATCTACCCGTAGATGACCCTAAGTCCTTCGATGAAGCTATGTTCATCCTCCTCTGTGGAACTGGGGTAGGGTTCTCCGTAGAACGCCAGTTCATAAGCAGACTTCCTGAAGTTCCAGACCTCTACGACAGTGAAACCACCGTCGCCGTCAGGGATAGTAAAGAAGGTTGGGCAAAGGCTCTCAGACAATTAATAGCACTCCTCTATAGTGGTGAGATTCCCAAGTGGGATACTTCTCGTGTACGTCCTGCAGGTGCTCGGTTAAAAACCTTTGGAGGCAGAGCTTCAGGACCATCACCTTTGATAGACTTGTTCAACTTTGTAATTAAAGTATTCAAAGATGCTCAGGGTCGTAAACTATCTTCTATTGAGTGTCATGATATCATGTGTAAGATTGGTGAGGTAGTAGTTGTAGGTGGTGTACGTAGGTCAGCTATGATTTCTCTATCCAACCTGAGTGATGATCGTATGCGTCATGCTAAGTCAGGTGCTTGGTGGGAGAATGATCCTCAACGTGCACTAGCTAACAACTCAGTCAGTTATACAGAGAAACCAGATGCCATTTCCTTTATGCGTGAGTGGATGTCTCTAGTAGAATCAGGGAGCGGAGAGCGTGGTATATTCAACCGTGAAGCAAGTAAGAAACAAGCTGCTAAGTATGGTAGGCGTGATCCTGACTGGGACTTTGGGACTAACCCATGCAGTGAAATCATTCTTCGTCCGTATCAGTTCTGCAATCTTACGGAAGTTGTTGTCCGTGCTACAGATACTGTTGAGGATCTTGAACGAAAAGTCCGTATTGCAACTATACTTGGAACAATTCAGTCAACCTACACCAAGTTCCCATACCTGCGAAAAGTGTGGCAGCGTAATACAGAAGAAGAACGACTGCTTGGTGTGTCTCTCACAGGGATAATGGATAACAGGATTCTCACAAGTAAAAATAAAGGTTTACCTAAAACACTGGAGCACTTACGAAATGTCGCTGTTACTACTAATGCTGAATTTGCTAGTCGTTTTGACATACCGCCCTCTACTGCAATTAGCTGCGTTAAACCATCTGGTACGGTATCACAGTTGGTTGACTCTGCCAGTGGCATTCACCCTCGTCACTCTGCATATTATATCCGTACTGTACGTGGTGATAACAAAGATCCTCTAACCGCTTTCATGCAGGATCAGGGTATCCCTAGTGAGCCAGATGTAATGAAGCCAGATGCTACCACTGTGTTTAGCTTTCCTGTCAAGGCTCCACAGAATGCGATCCTTACTGCTGACTTAACTGCGATTGAACAGTTAGAGACTTGGTTAATGTATCAACGTCATTGGTGTGAGCATAAGCCTAGCATTACTGTGAATGTCCGTAAGGATGAGTGGTTCAGTGTAGGTGCATTTGTTTATGAGCACTTTGATGAGATGTCAGGTGTATCTTTCTTGCCCTATAACGAACATACTTATCAGCAAGCACCGTATCAAGAGGTTGGCAAGAACGACTATAAAAATCTTTTAGATTTAATGCCAAAGACTATTGACTGGAGCAAGCTTTCGGAGTATGAGAAAGAGGACACTACTGCAGGTAGTCAAACTTTAGCTTGCACTGGTGACGTGTGTGAAATTGTAGATATAGGAGCTTAGATGTCAGACTACGATCCAGTAAATAAACCTGCCCACTATAACCTGAGTGGTATAGAATGCATTGACTATATCAAACAGGTGCTAGGGACAGAAGGTTTTATCGCTTACTGTCAAGGCAACATGATTAAGTATCAACACAGACACAGGTATAAACAAAACCCTGTACAAGATATGGAGAAAGCACAATGGTATCTGGAAAAAATGCTAGAGGTAATGAAGGAAAAAAGCAAGTGAATCCATATGAACAAGGGAGGTTGGCTTTTATCCAAGGTCAACTTTCAAATCCCTACAACCAACAGTATAAGTTTAGAGAACACAGGAACTGGCAGTTAGGTTTTGATCAAGCCTACTTCCGCAACTTAGGATGGGTAAAAGAACGTGAACAAAAAAACAACAAGCCTTGAAGAAGAGGCGGAACAGTATCGACAGAAGAAGCTAGGGAGACCAGCTAAAAATAAAAATAAACCCCTGACAGCACGCCTTTACCTTGCAGGACAAGCTCTTGCAGGGCTTTTGGCGGCTCATCAGGGGCGAGCTAGGGTTGAAGAAATAAAGCATGAGGCCTTCGAGTGGGCTGATAAAATGCTAGAGGATTAGT